AGTTATGCTCCACTGAAACCTATACTAAGTTCTAGTACCTATGTGTTTATAACAGATGGTGTTACCATGCTAGCAGATGATGGGGTTGAGAGTAAAACCTGGGGTATTGATAAACCAGATAATGTACCCATAGTTAGCATGGCAGGTAGTGGTGGTAATCTAGCCGCCGGGGATTATATATACAGCTATACATTTTATGATGAAGACACAGGTGCTGAGAGTGATCCTAGTATATCCAGTGTAGCTACGACTGCTGGTGCTAATGACTCTGCGACGTTGACAAACATAACAGCATCTCCTGATAGTAGGGTTACTAAGCGGAGAATATATAGGACCTTGGTTGATGGTGGGACACAATATCTGGCCGGGAATGTTAATGATAATGTGAGTACTACTTATTTTGACACCTTAATAGATGCAGACTTGACAACAGAAATAACAACAGATCAAGGAATCCCGCCGACTGGGGATACTGTAGTCTCGCATCTCAATAGATTGTTCTTGAGTGGTTCCGTTAATTATCCTAATAGGGTGTGGTTCTCAAGAAGTGAAAGACCAGACAACTGGCCGTCTACATATTATCTTGATGTTGGTACTAGTGATGATAGTATACAGAATATGGTTGTGTTTGAAGGTAAGTTGTATTTCATACAAAAAGCCGGCATTAGTGGTATGTATGGTAGTGATGCAGATACCTTTGCATGGCACCAGACCAGGTCTCATGTTGGTACAACTGCCCGGTGGGGTACGGCGGTTGGGCCTGATGGAATTTATTTTATCTCCCATGATGGAGTGTACAGATTTGACGGACTAAAGTCAATGCGGATCAGCGATGCAATAGGCCGGAGTTTTGGGCTTGTTTCTGAAGACTGGGTTGATATAATAGACACGGATACAGTAGATGATGTAGCTAGGGCGTGCTTTTTGTTTGGTGTATATTATGTCATGGTACCTATGAAGGACGATGAAGGGACTGTTACAACCAATATAATAGCATTTGATGTGTTTAACCAGACATGGGTTCAGCATAGTATAGATGCAGAGAGTCTAACCTCAGACAGAGGTAGGGGTAGGGTGTATGCTAGTTTGATTATTTCTACTAATCTGTATAGTATGTATGAGTTGTTTACCTCTACCACTAACACAGACGACAGTGCGGTCCCTGATGTAGTAACCAAAAGCTTTCAGATAGTCGATGGAGATAGCAGAAATGCTGTTGGGTGGGTCAGAAGATTTAGGGTTGACTGTGTCGGTGACTGGACACTTTATTTCTACGTGGACGGGGAACTAGAACACACACAGGCTTTGACTAGTCAGACTTCTAGTACTCG